ATCACTGGCCGGCAGAACGTTTAAAGGCACAGGAGGATCATGCGAAGAAAGAGCATCTGGATGTCGAAGAAGTGGGGGAGATTGCCTCCAAGGCGCAGGTCAAATCAGTGTTGCTGTACCACTGGAGCGCGGAAGACTCGGCAGCCCGTATCTCGGGTGTGAAGAAGCATTTCTCAGGTCCGGTATTCGCTGGCGCGGACTTCGATCGATATTGCTTTAGCCAACAAACACGCCGGTTCTCAGCTTGCCACTGACAGTAAGGAAGTTGAATGGCTGATGCCGTGCGGTTGTGGTCATGAAACGATTATCAAACAAGTAAGTGGTCGGCCCCCGGTTTCGGCGGTCCTGTCTTGCCGGGGGGACGTCTGCCTTGGGTTTGTCCTCTGCGACGCAGCCAGCGCCAAAGCGTGCGCGGCGGCAGGCATTCCTTGAGAGAGGGGGCGTCGAGTAATTCTTTTGACGTTGACCACCCCGCGGGCTTCGCGCCCGCACCACTTCACCAGCGTGACAGCATGGATTGCAAGAAATCGAGTGTAATGTCATGACATATGGGAGTTTTACCCAAGAAAAAAGCGCCGATGACGCAAAAAGAGGCGCGCCGGCGGAAGGACGTGGCTTTGATGCGTCTCCGGGAGCTTCAGGTTCGCAAGGAACGGGGTCTGCTGATCTCTGTGGCTGCGGTGGAGCGGAAGTATGCCGAACTGATGGCGCGTTTCCGGGACAGAGCGTTGCAATTGCCGGACCGTCTGGCTGCGCGGTTGGCCGGACAGCCGGAAAGCGCCGTGCGCGACGCTTTGCGCGCCGAACTGGAAGAAACGCTGCGGGTGCTCCATGCCGACGCCAACGGTTAAGGCTATTCTGGGCCGCGCGGCGTCGATGCTGCTGCCGCCGCCGAAGCTGACCGTTTCCGAATGGGCGGACCAGAACCGCATCATGGATTCCAGTTCCCCGGAGCCGGGACCGTGGCGGACGGAGCGGACGCCTTACCTTCGCGCCATCATGAACGCGCTGGCCGACTATGAGCGGGTTGTATTCGTCAAGAGCGCGCAATGCGGGGGAACCGAAGCGTTGTTGAACTTCATCGGCTATCTGACGTGCCACGCGGAAGGCGCGACGCTGCTGGTGCAGCCTTCGATCGAGATGGCGCAACGTTTCTCCAAGCAGCGGCTGGCGGCTATGATCGAGACCACGCCGGCATTGCGCGGCAGATTCAAGCCGGCGCGCTCGCGCGATTCCGGCAACACGATGCTCATGAAAGAATTCACCGGCGGGTGTTTGATTATCACCGGCGCCAACAGTCCCGTAGGACTGCGCAGTTTGCCGGCAAAATATCTGCTGGCCGATGAAGTAGACGCCTTTCCGCCCAGCGCGGGCGAAGAAGGCGATCCGTTCCTGCTGGCTGTCAAGCGGACCACGGCATTCGGATCGCAGCGGCGGATTCTGGCGGTTTCCACTCCCACAGTCGAAGGCATGAGCCGGATAACGGACCTGTATGCCGAATCGGATCAGCGGCGGTTCTACCTTCCCTGCGTCGAGTGCGGATTCTTTCAGGTGCTCGAATGGGAACAATTGTGGTGGAAGCCGGGCGAGCCGGATACGGCGCGATATGGCTGCGTTTCCTGCGGCGCCGGACTGGAGAATCACCACAAGCATGAAATGCTTCCGCGCGGGGAATGGCGCAGAGGCGCGGCCGGCGACGGGCGGACGGCAGGCTTCCACATTTCGGCGCTCTACAGTCCGGTGGGCTGGCCATCCTGGAGCGATCTGGTCCGCGAATTTGAAGAAGCGCGCAAGCAGCCGGAAACTCATCGCGTGTTCGTCAATACCGTCTTAGGCAAGGCATGGCGCGAAGAACAATCCGCGATGCCGCAAGCCGAAGTTTTGGCCGCGCGCTGTGAGGTTTATGCCGCCGAGGTTCCGCAGGCCGTGGCGCTGTTGACCGCCGGCTGCGACGTGCAGAGCGACCGCATCGAGATTGAAGTTGTCGGTTGGTCGCGGGGTTACGAGTCTTTTTCGCTGCGTTATGACGTGCTTTATGGCGACCCGACGCAGCCGCATCTGTGGCAGCGGTTGGACCTGCTGCTCTCGCGTGAATTCAAGCATGAGTCTGGTATGCCGGCGCGCATCGCTTGCACATGCATCGATTGCGGTTATCTGACCGATGAGGTTTTGAGTTTCACGCGCGATAAATTTGCCCGGAAGGTTTACGCAGTGAAAGGTCTGAGTTTCGGGTTTTCAAAACCCGTTTGGCCGAGGAAGCCCATCTATAGCCGGAAAAAGCAGATGTTGTTTTTGATTTCATCGGACGAGGCGAAACGCTGGTTTCATCAGCGGCTGCGCATCCCCGAGCCAGGGAGCGGTTATTGTCACTTTCCAGTGGGCCGAGGGCTCGATTATTTCCGTGGGCTGCTCTCGGAAACGCTGCTGACGCGCTACCGCGGCGGACGCCCGCATCTGGAATGGGCGAACCTGAAGCGCGAACGAAATGAACCGTTGGATGCGCGATGCTACGCGATCGCCGCACTGTTCAGCTTGATGATGCAAGGCTTGAATCTCGACGCATACGCCGAGAACTGGGAACGCATGGTGGGGCCGGGCTCCGCCGCAATTGCGGCACAGTTGCCGGCGCAGCCTGCGCCGATGAACGGACCGCCCGCGCCCGGTGGGCCGGTGGTGTACCGAAGCAAATTCGTCCATGGGTAAAAGGCAATCGGGCCAAAGCAACGACGAGAGGGATTCGGTTAAAGGCTTCACGATTCAACATGAGTACGTGTCATTTTTGCTTGCGATTGCATGCTAATCCGCTTATAGTGGCGGAGGATGCAACTCATTTCAGCCGGAACGGCCCTCAAGTCAGTTGGGATGCCTAAAGGCACCTGGGACACTTTGCGCCAGCGCGACCAGTTTCACTTGACCGCCGAGCTAAAGGATCTACAGTACGTCGAAGAGCTGGATGATCGATCTCGCGCCCAGCTGATGGATCGACGCGGACGCGCGGGCTCTTATCTCTGGACGGTCGAGGATGTGGTTCGTCTGGCCGCTGTAGTTGCCTTTGCCCGCCTCGGTGTTTCCATTGCCGAGGCTTGCGCATTGTTCCGGGAGCCCTGGTTCTCGATTCCGCCGGCGGCCGTCATTTCCCTGACCGATGGGAAGCCAACCGTCAAGATTTGCCACTATCCTCTGGACCTGCTGGCGCGGAGCATGAACGAGACAGTTTTCACCGTAATCGACTTGGAAAAACTGCGCCGCGAATTACTTGAAGACCTGCGCAAGCTGGAAGAAGATACCGGCGTCGATGCCTACGCGGAACAAGAGGCCGTCGTTCTTCGCGTGGGAGCTCAAGAGAGCGTCATCGCCCCGGAAGATGCGTCGGAGTTGGCCGAGCGGTTACATCGCGCCGCCGATGCGGTAGTGCGCGCGAAGGATCACAAGCGGGAATTGGAGAAGGCATGATGACCGGCGCAAAAGGTATGAAAGACATGCAGGGTACGCTGCGCGTGCGGGCCGTCACCGTCGATGACCAGCCGGCGCTGCTGGTGATACTGCCCAACGGCGAGTCCTTTGCCTTGGGCCGCGAGGAGATGCTGGCATTCTGCTTCACTTCACTGAAGATGGTGCGCAGCATGTATGCCAGCCAGGAAGAGTTGAATCACGCCGTGACCGCGGCGCAGGCGCGCGTCGCCGCTGTGCCCGAAGGACCGATGCAATGATCTCTCTGCCCATGCGCGTGCGAGCCGCCTGGAATGCTTTTACCGGCGCATCGCCGCTGGCCTTCGATGCCGCGGCCCAAGGCGGATCGCGCCTGGCGCCGTGGCAGCCGCCGCCGGCTAACTGGGGCAGCATCCGGCAGCCGCCGCAGGTGTTGTGGCGCGCGCGGGACGTCTACAGGAACAATCCGTTTGGCCGAAGAGCCGTGGAACTGACCGTATCGGGCGCCATAAATACCGGCATTAAGCCCATGGTGATGAGCCCCGATGTTCCGCGGAAACAGGCGACCCAGGAAGCGTTTCTGGATTGGACGGATGCATGCGACTTCGACCAGCGCCGGGATTTCTACGGTTTTCAAGCCGACGTGTTGCGCACCCTGCTGATTGATGGCGAAGCCTTGGTGATTTTGTCTCCCACTGGGTCCGGCGAGGTTCCGCTCGAGTTGAAGCTGCTCGGCTGCGAATTCCTGGACCGCTCGCGCGTGGTGATTAACCAGATCATGGACGGCATCGAATACGACTCTCAAGGAAAGCGCGTGGCGTACTGGATTTTTCCACGCGCGAATCCGGCCGGCTTTCCGAACTTCCAGAGCGTGCGTGTGCCGGCCGATCAGGTGTTGCATATTTTTTCTCCGATCGCCCCTGGCGCACCCCGCGGAATAAGTTGGTTGGAACCAGCCATGGTTGCGATGCATGAATTGCAGAGTTTCTTGGAAACTGAATTGGTCCGCAGCCGGACTGCTAGCTTGTACTGCGGTTACATTCAGTCACCCAGCGGCGCCCTGAATCTGCCTACCACGGACGGCGCTTTGGGCATGGAACCGGGCAGCTTGTTTAGGTTGATGCCTGAGGAATCCATCGTATTCACCACGCCGCCGGAGTCCCGGTATTTTGAACCCTACGTCCGATGCCAACTGAGGGCAATCGCCTCTGCGCTGAACATGCCCTATCCTCTGCTCGCGGCGGATGATTCGCAAATTACCTTCGCCAGCGGGCGCCACGCGCTGTTGTCCTGGAAGCGCTGGCTGGAGACCTTACAGAATCACGTCATGGTCTTTCAGTTTTGCCGGCCGGTTTGGGATGCGTGGGTCCGATATGCACTTTTGGCCGGCGTGCTCGACGGAACGCCGGAGGATTACGAGGTTCGCTGGATTAGTCCGCCGCTGGAAATGCTCGATGCGCAAGCGGAAATACAAGCAGTGGTGAAGCGGGTTCGCGCGGGCTTTCTAAGCCGCACGGAAGCAGTGGCTCAGACCGGCCTAGACGCCGAGGCGCTCGAGGTCGAGATGGCCCAGGAGCAACGCCGCGCTGATGCATTGCAACTCGTGTTCGACTCAGATGCCAGGCAGACTACCCAGCAAGGGCAGGAGCAGCCATCGCTGGGCGTGGAACAGCAACCAGTGGCGGCAGGAGGTGGCGATGCGTCGGCAAATGGATAACCCGGATTGCTCGTGTGACCCGGAAGACGACAATTTCGACCCCGATTGCGATTGTGGAGACGAGGAGGAAATAACCATGCCCGCCGGCATACTGATACGCGCGGCCGCACTGACGCCGCAGACCTTCAACCCCGATGCGCTCACCGTGGATGCCGTGTTTGCCAGCGGGACTCCGGTCCCGCGCCGGGATATGCTCGGCCGCTACAACGAGGTGTTATCGATGGAGCCGTCCGCGGCGGATTTATCGCAATTCGTCGGAGCGCCGTTGCTCGACTCGATGCGCGCCGGTCTGCCCGCAATGTGTACGGCTCCGTGGCCGCGGCGCGCATCGAGAACGGCCAGCTGACCGGGCAGATTCAGTTATCCCGCGCGGCTGACGCCGCGCCGATCGTGGACCGCGTGCGGGAAGGCTCATTGCGCAATCTTTCGATCGGATATCAGATTCTTCAGTCGAGTGAGCAGAAATCGGGCGGAGTCCGCACGCTCACAGCGACCCGCTGGAGGCCGCAGGAAGCCAGTTTTGTGGCGCTGGGAGCGGACCCAAGCGCCCAGGTAAGGAGTGACGATATGCCAGAAACTGCGGATCAAATCCGCGATATGACCGCAATGATGAACCTGCCGTCTGCATTC